ACCGGGCTCGCCACCGCCACGTACCCGACCGCGGACGCCCTGCTGGTGTTCCGGCAGGCCACGTTGAACGTGGCGGGCGCACCGATCGACGTTCGCGGTATGACCATCTCGGGTGACAACGGGTTGAACCCGGATCGTCCGGTGCTTGGTTCGGCTGTCCCGAAGGTGGCGACCGAGGCGACGATGCGGAACTACACCGGCACCATCGACGCGTACTTCTCGGGGCTCACCGCGTACACCCGGTTCGTGAACGGTACCGAGGCTGCCCTGGTCGCCCTGTGGACCGGGTCGATCATCGAGGCGGCGATCGCTTTCAAGATCCAGTTGACGTGCAATGTGCGGTTCGATGGTGACACCCCGACCGTGTCCGGGCCCGAGGAGGTTGGGCAGCCGTTGCCGTTCAAGGCTGTGCGCACCGGTGCCGGCACCGGCACCGCCATCACCGCGGTCGTAACCAACACGGATACCGCCCCGTGAACATGATCAAGGTCCGGGTCGATGGCCTGGACGAGTTCAAGGCGGCCATGTCCCGTGCCGACTTCGAGGACCGGATCAAGGACGTCAACTATGAGGCGTCCCGGTATGTGGCCGGTCGGGCGGGGATCCGCCGGGCCGCGCTGTCGATGCGGTACCCGTCGTATGGGCATGTCACATTGAAGGCGGAGAGGTTGCTTTCCGGTGCTGCCGTGGTTGTCGGGCCTGTTGGGCAGGCGTACGCGGCGGAGTACGGCACCCATGTGCATCCGGTGTTCGGGCGCCGCACCCCTGCCGCGGCGATGCAGCGGAGGGTGTGGCCGTCGCATTCCACTGACGGGCAGATGGTGTGGCCCGTCATCAAATCCGACGACCGACAGATCGTGGAGCTGTACGACAAGGCGCTGGCCGCCGAGTTGCGGCCAGGGTTCCCTGACTGAGAAAGGTGGAGATTCACCGTGAGACGTTTGTTAGTGGCGTTGGGAATCGTGGTCGCGGTTAGCGGTGTCGGTGTTGCTGTAGCCCACACCGGGCATGGCAACTATGAGCACACCGACACGGTGTGGCCGTCCTGTTTCGAGGACAGTGTCGTGGTCGTCGTGGTGAGCAAGTGGAGTAACAGCACGCAGGTTGCTGTCCGACCGGCGATCAGTTGCGCAGCTACCGACGATCTGTACCTGCCGTGAAGGTAACCGTGTACGACGCCGCCGGTGGGTCGGTAATCACCGACGTTGATTTCGGGGGGGTCGACTCGTTGACGTCCCGGCAGATGGTGAAGTTCCAACGGGCGCTCGGCAACGAGGCGTTCGACGACTTCATGCAAGCCTCGATGAAGGGGATCCCCCGCCCGGACGGGACCGCGGCGATGGTGTGGGTGCTCCTCTCCGACGACTTCCCCAACTCCACCGTCGACGACATTGATTTCGATTACGCCGAGATGGTCGGCGACGAGGACGACCCGGGAAAAGCCGAAGAGATCCTCGACGTGACCTGATCCGGGTGGCGCCGGAGCTCGCCCGCATCTATCACCTGTCGTGGTCCGAGTTGTACGACATGCCCGGTGATGTGCTCGCCGCGTACCTGGACGATCACCGGCGCCTCGCCCAAGAAGAGCAACGTGCGATGCGGGGGAGGTGACCGTTGGCTTCCTCGATGGATCGGGCGTTGAAGGTTGTCATCACCGGAGACGCCACCTCGGCGGAGCGGGCGCTCCGCGGGTTGCAAAGCTCGGCGCAAACAACCGGTGCCCGGATGCGGAAGATGGCTACCGGGATGGTATCCGCCGGGAAGGCGATGACTCTCGGGCTCACCCTCCCGATCGTCGCTGGTGCCGCGTTCGCGGTGAAAGCTGCGATGGAAGAGCAGCAGCAGATGGAAGTGCTCGCGAACACGCTCCGTGAGAACCTTCCCAATGCCACCGACGAGACGATCGCGGCGAACGAAGAGTGGATCACGTCGATGCAGAACGCCACCGGCGTCGCCGACGGTGAGCTGCGTGATGCCATGCGGCACCTCGTACTGTCCGGCATGGACTTGGAAACGGCGCAGGCCAACCTGACGATCGCGATGGACATCGCCGCTGCTAAAGGGCTCGACCTCGAGGCGGTCACGAACGCGATGGCGAAAGCCAACCGCGGCAACGTGGGCGCCCTTGGCAGGTTGGGTATCGCCACCAAGGATGCCGAGGGCAACACGCTCACCTTCGAGCAGGTGATGGCGAACGCCGCCGACACAATGGGCGGCGCCGCCGCCGCCGCGGCGGACACCGCTGCCGGGCGCATGGCCATCATGACCGCCAGGATCGCCGACCTTACGGAAACCATCGGGATGATGCTGTTGCCGGTGGTGGAGAAGATGGTTGGGTGGTTGTCGTCGGCGACGGCGATGTTCCAGAACCTGTCGCCGGGGATGCAGAAGGTCATCGTGATATTGGCCGGGGTGGCTGCGGCTATCGGCCCGGTGTTGTTCGTCGGCGGGAAACTGATCCTGGCGTTCGGTGCGATCAAGAAGGCGTTCATCGCTCTGAAACTGGTGATGATGGCGCACCCGTGGCTGCTGCTCATCGCCGCCGTGGTTGCCCTGGTCATCATCATTGTGAAGAACTGGGACAAGATCGTTGCATTCCTGAAGCGCACCTGGGAGTGGATCAAGTCGGCTGCCGCGGCGGTGGGGAACTTCCTCATGGACATGTTCAAGAAGGCCACAGACTTCGTGGTGTACCTGTTCTTGAACTGGACGATCTACGGCCGCATCGTCAAGCACTTTGACGCTATCAAGGAGGCGGTCACGGCGGTTAAGAACTGGTTCGTGGACCGGTTCAACAACGTTGTCGACTTCATGAAGTCGATCCCGGGGAGGATCGGTGCCGCCCTGTCCGGCCTGTGGTCGATCATCACCGGCCCGTTCGCCGGCCCTATCGCTTGGGTGGAGGACCGCATCCAGAACCTGATCGACATTTGGAACAGGATCAAGTCGCTGCTGGCCGGGACCGGCACGGCGACGGGGAACACCGGCCCTGGTGGGGTGGTGCAACCCCCGAGCGGGGTTGTGAACCCCGGGCTCTCCGGGTTGTCGTCGCTCGGGTTCGGCGCCGCGGCTGCCGGGGTTGGTGGCACGGTGGTTATCAACAACCCCACCATCTTCGGGGCGATGGATCTGCAGTCGATGGTGGTGACCGCACTGGACAAGGCGGAGCGTGGCGGCCGCCTGTCGGTGGCTGCGGAGCGTGGCCGCCGGCTGCCGCCCCGTGGGATCGGGACGTTGGCGTAATGGCGACCCCCACTTACGAGGTTCACATCGACTGGGGGGACGACGGCACGTTCGCCGCCGGTGACGCCGTCACCACGTTCGTGCAGGGTGAGGTCGCCATCGAACGGGGTCGGGACACCGCCCGGTCGTTCTCGCCGCCGATGGCGGCTACCGCCGAGGTCACGTTGGACAACTCGGACCGTCGCTTCTCGAGGGATTACGCGTCGTCGCCGCTGTTCCCTGATGTGCGCTCCGGGCACGCCTTGCGTATCCGTGCCGTTCACAGCTCGATCACCTACCCGCTGTTCCGGGGCCCGGTGCAGTCGATGCCCCTTGACGTGGTGGGCCGCACCGTGCATGTGGAGTCGTTGGCGGGGGTGTCCGCCCTGGTCGGGGTGACCATCTCCACCGACCTATATGAGGGGATCCGCACCGGGGAAGCGATCGACGTCATCCTCGATGAGATCGGGTGGCCGGTCGGTGCCCGGCAGATCGACTCCGGGTCGACGGTGCTGCCGTTCTGGTGGGAGGACGACGCTGGTGCCCTCGAATCCATGCTGCGCCTGGTCGCCTGTGAGGGCCCGGGCTCCCGCATCGACATCAACGCCGACGGTGACTTCATCTTTGAGGACCGCTACCACCGGCTGCTGAACTCGGGGACGTCGCAGGCGACGTTCGCCGACGCCGGCCCCCTGTACCTGGCGCAGCCGGTGGAGATCGACGACGGCGAATCCCTGGTCGTCAACGACGTGTCGATCCAGGTGAGAACCAGGACGAAGCAGCCGCTCGGGCAGATCTGGGCTGATGATGAGGCCGCTTCCTACCTGGTGGAGCCCGGAGAAACCAAGGCGTTCCACGTCACGTTGGATGCGCCGGCGGCCAACATCCAGGTGCCGGACGTCGGCGAATTCGACTTCTCCTACATGACGCCGATCATCCTGGCCGGGTTCGCAGGCCCCGCCAGTGTCACCATCTCGAGGACATCCGGGCAGTCGGTGATCGTGGTGTTCACCGCCGACCCGGTCGACAAGCTCCTCCTGTGGGGTGTCCGGTTGCGGGGCCAGTCGGCTCCGATCGTCGCCGAGACGAGTGTTGCCGCCGAGGACGCCACGTCGATCACGACGTGGGGGCCGCGTGGCCTGCCGTCCGGGTGGGATGCCCCGTTCCTCGACGAGCTCCACGCCGAAGCGATCGCCGCGGCGTGGCTTCACCAGTACGCGGACCCGGTGTCGTCGGTGACGTTCGCCATCGACTCCGGCAGCTCGGACACACACCGGGTGCAGATCCTGGCCCGTGACGTTTCCGACCGGATAACGGTCACAGAGACAGTGTCTGCGATGGCGGCGGTGGATCACTTCATAGAGAAACTGCAGCACCGCATTCACCCGACCGGCCTGTGGCACACGTTGCAGGTGTGGGCGGAACGGGTGGTGGCACCGGTGGTGCCGGCGAACCAGATCTTCATCCTTGGGCACGCCACCCAGGGGAAGGTCGGAACGGGGAAGCTCGGATGACACCGGTGTTCTACGACAACGCCCCAGGGTACAAGCAGATCGACCGGGGGTGGATCGTGCTGTGCGCCACGCCCGATTGCACCGGTGCGGAACGCCCCCGCATCGGTGCCTCCACCATGACCTGTGTCGCCTGTGACGCCACGTGGCCCATCACCTGGCCGGTTGACCGGGCGGACATCGAGAGGGTGTTGGCGGATCGCCCGGTGCCGGCGACCCGGGCGTGGCTCCCCACCGAGACGGTGGCTGACCTGGCCGCTGAGAACGCGGCCCACGGGATCGCGGGTTACTGATGGCGTGGGCTTCCCTGTCGATCCTGGCCAACGGTGACGTGCTCACCCACACGCACATGAACCAGATCCGGTTGAACCAGCTCGAGGGCTGCGCCGCGAACGCCACCACTGTCGGGGACACGTTCCGGGCCGACGGTGCCAACAGCGTGGTCCGTGTGCCAATTGGGTCATCTGGCGACTACCTGCGGGTGGCGTCAGGGGTGCCGGCGTGGGTGAACGCTCACACACTGGTTGCAATGAACAGTTCGGACTCGGGTGCGTTCTCGACGGTGGGGACATTGAAGACGTCGTTCACGATGCCGATCCCGGCGGCGTGGTCTACCGGATGGTCGGTGCGGATATCCGGGTCGATCAGGCCGATCTTCAACGGCACCGCCACAACCGCGTTCTATTCCGCCTACATCGCGGGGTCGCAGTCGCTCGGGTCGCCGCACAACCTGAACACGGCGTCGTCGCAGATCCCGGTACCGATCACCGGTGGCGCCACCGGGCGCACCGACACCGGGTCCATCACCTTCGGGTTGTACTTGGAGGGGAACGGCACCGGTGACTACGCGGACGCGAAGCTCGAAGCAACAGCGGTGCTCGACTGACGATCGGGGGTGGGGTATGTCCGATCAACGCGCCCCGTTGCGCCGTCATGTGTGCGTCAACTCCGACGCAACGGTGCTGGTGACGGAGATCCTGTCCGGTGTCGACGGTCCGTGGGGCCTGTTGGCGTCGCAGTGGGTGCGGAACCCTGACCGGGTCACCGAGGAACTCCAACCCCGGGATGTCGGCCTCATCGCGGAGGCATCACGGTGACTGCCGCCCTCGACCACCTGTCACTGGAACGGTTGGCCCCGTTGATGGATCAGTACGAGATGGCCCAAGTGCGGATCCACATGATCGAACAGAAGATCGAAGCGAAACGCCGCGAGACAGTTAAGGCGGTGTCCTGATGACCGCCGCTGCGCTCGAGGCTGCGATGCGTGCCGCGTGGCCCAAAGTCGAAACGTACACCGGGTGGGCTACCAGGGGCGGGGCGTGGGAGTTCGGTGAACCCATTGGGATCATGGAACATCACACAGCACCCCCGGTCCCGTACCCGGTAGCGAACCTGGCCGGTGTCTCCGACGGGAACATTAAGTGTAATACGAATACGAAACCGGATGGCACCGTGTGGCTGGTCGCGTATGAGGCGTGCAACTTCTCGTCGGGTGGCGGCATGAACAAGGTACGCCAGGAAGTGTTGGCCGGTACCCCACCGACAGCGAACGCTGTTGATCGGGGTTGGGACCCGGACGGGTCGGATGACAACGACAACGGCAACGACCTGTTCTGGAACTTTGAGAACGACCACGCCGGCAACGGCACCCCCCTCCCCGCCGTGCAACTCGATGCGATCGTCACCGCGTCACTGGTGGTCGCTGACCATTTCGGGTTGTCGTGGCGGAACGTGTTGTCGCACGCTGAGTGGACGGCCCGTAAAGGTGACCCGTTTTGGAACGGGGACCGGCGTTGCATCGAAGAGATCCGTCAACTCATGGAGGACGATATGGCGTTGCCAGCAGAGGTGGAGGCGTTCGTGATCGCCATGTACAACCGGGCCGTCGAGGTCGGGGTGGAGGCGAATGAGATGCCCCGCGGTGAGCAACTGTTCCGCTCGTTGAAGACGAAGCTGAACCTTGGTGACGTGTCCACTGACAAGGTCGCTGAGGTTCTCGCCACCGGTGTCACCGGGCCAGCGGGCCCGAAGGGTGACAAGGGGGCGACAGGTGCCGCTGGCGCCCCGGGCGCCGCGGGTGCGGCCGGTCCTGCTGGTCCGGCCGGTGCCGCCGGGGCCCCGGGCCCGTCGCCGGTGTCCGCCGAGTTCACCTACTAAGAGGAGCGTTGCGAATGGAAGTCACCCTCATCAACGTGCTGATTGTGTTGGCGATCATCGCCCTGGTCGTGTGGCTCATCCGAGCCTTCCGCTAATGGACGAGACGTCCTGGTCACCGAATCGGAAGATTGTCGCCGCCGCCCTCGCCACCTTGGCGGTGTGGGCGGCGCAACAGTTCGCCGGTTTGGACATCCCGGTGGGGG